ATCAGCATGATAGTGTGTAGCATCTTCAGTTATATCACCAAAATCTCCTTGTATAACTCTTTCAGCTGTGATTAAGCTAAAAATCCATGTTGCACTATCAACTGGTTCATCAGACTTTCCATCACAATACCAGCTAAATTGACACATATGACGAATAGGTACTAAGTTTCCTTTCCAATTTTCTTTCCATCTAGCTTGATATACAACATCACAAATATTATTTGGATAGTCTGGATGCTCTACTCTATTTTGCACTACTTGTGCGACTGCAACTTTACCAGCAAGTGGTTGATTTCCAGCTTCAAAATATATATTTTTTGCTAAACAAACTTGTTCTTTTTGGTATTCTTTAAATTCAACGATGTGGCCATGAAAGCTAATATTATCTTGTGCATGTATTTTAGAAGAAACGAATGCTACCCATAGAGGTAGTGTAACTACTATTGTAATTTTAATTATATTTTTATGAAACCATTTTTCCATCTTATGCCTCTCTATCTAAATCCCAAAGTATTCTAACGCCTTTTTTAGTTCTGTTTATGAACAATTTATATTTGGATTGTTCTTCTCTCCACTCTCTTACCCATGATTGACCATCTCTCTCCGCATCTGCAAAAACAGCATTAGTAACTACAATCGGTATTAATACTAAAGCATGTATAATAATGCTTGTAACTATGTCATAATTAATAAATCCCATCCAGTATATTGCAATTAAGCCAAAGAATGCACTCCACATACAAAATAAAACTAACATAAAATATGCTTGTAAACTAGGTTCTGGTACATATTTTAATGGGTTATATCTAACATCCATTACAACTCTCCATGAATCTACGATCCACATAAAAAATCTTCTATTAAAATTTGGTTTTCTCATAATATTCTCCTATAAATTATTTCTAAATACGAATTCAATTGCTCTTTCAGCTTCTCTTCCTATATCTCTTTTCTGATACCAACCACCAGTATCATTATCAAGGTCTCTGCATAAGTACTCTATTTCTTTTGATGTAATTGGATATCCTCTAGACATTGCATTACCTGCAGTTGATACCATAATCTGATACATTTTAGCATACCAGCCTGATCCTTGAATTCCTTTGTAATCTTCTACTTGGTTTTTATTTACAAAAGGGCAGTCTGCATATCCTGTCCATGTAAAGTTAGTGTTATTGAGTGTTCCTTTTCTGTGTTCGATGAGTCCTTTTTTAATTGCATCTGGTAACTTATCGAAAAACGATTCATTTGGTACGACATACTTATGCTTTTCCATGAGTGGCCCTGGGTCCATAATTTGTCCATCGTGTGAGAATATAAAGTTGTAAGCTGATTTGTATTTGCTTGGTACGTAATACATTCTTGATAAATCTTTTGTTTGTGCATCTGCGATATCTCCTATCTCTTTGTTTAATGCAAACCAAAAATGTTTAATGTCACCAACTTCTACGTTTCTAGTCAGTGGAAATATTAAACGAAATTTTGGTTGTTCTTTTGTTGATGATGCAGTTGAATAACAAACATAGCGATATTGAGAATACTTAGTTTCAATATCTTTAATATCACCTTCGTAATCATCAACATCAACAGCTGCCCAACCTGCCCAATTCACTACATGAGCATTAGCTCTAGTTGTATCAGCTACATAAGTTGCTGGACTAATTAGAGGAGCATCTTTTTTCTTTTTGTATTTATTTGATTTTGATAAACTATATAGTACTTGCTCAAACTGATCAAAGGATTCATAATCCATTCTTTTTTCAGTTTTGTTATCGTATATAGAATCAAATATCGTTAAACTTACCATGATTACCTTCGTGTGATGGAGCTTCCCAATCGTCTGGTTTTACCAAGTCGGGCACTCCTAATGGGTTTGGCCTTGTTGGTTTCTTTCCAACATTTTTTCTCATGTTTGCATAAAGTACTTCGTCCCATGCTTTATATGGATCAACACCATATGCATCAAGTGTACCAATTGCTACTACACATAAGTCGATAAGACCATCCACAATTTCTTCTGCATCCATATTTACTAGAGCAGCACTAGTTTCATCTAGCTCTTCTTGTAAGAAGTCTATTCTAAATTCTAGGAAATCTCTTAGTTTGTCTGGATTGTTTTCGACCCATTCCCTTGTTCGGTATTTGCCTTGCATATCATATATGTCTTTTACCCAGTCTTTGCTCATGACGGCATTACTATATCTTGTTTAGGTGTTACTATTCTGCTTTTTCCGCTCATTTGATTTATTTGTTCTTTTAATTGATCAATAGGTGCAACAGTAAATAATACATGTTTATTTGATATTGTTACTCCTTCATGAGCATTTGTATAAGCCATAAAAGGTATAAATGTTATTTTACCTTCGCCTCCTGGCAATAAATTAAATCCATTTGAAATAGTTACACTATCTTCGTTTTTAGTTACATCTCCGATTATTTCTTCACCGGAAACAAGTCTTATTAATAATTGTTCTGTTTTCATTTAAACATTTCTCCATTTTGGTATATTATAACACATCTTATGCATAATGTACAGTGTTTATCCAAAAAAATCTTCAAGGGTAGATATCTCTTCTGATGACCAGCCTACAGCTGATAGTATTGGATCAATCGGATCCAGGAAGGTTTTTTGAAATTGTAAATCGTAGTCTATATACTTATGCAATCCAAATTCTTCTGGTAAGAAGTCCATGAATGCAATTACATTTTCATGTAAACGATTAGGTTGTTTCAAATATACGAATTTAATCTTTTCGCCATTTTGAACTTTTGTATACTTTTTAGATAATGAAAGATCATCTATTTGGCTATTGTACAATAATGCACCACGAACATGAATTGGTGTACCTTTTCTATAGATGTTTCCGCCAGTACCTCTAAAGTCATTTACTTTTGATATTCCTCTAGGGAATGCAATCTGATGTGCGGATAAAGTATTAAAGTATCCTTTAAACTGCTCAATTGCTTTTTGGGTTTCTGCTTCTGAACCAGACATAATAACTTTAAATATTTGTTTTAATGCATCTCGACATGGCTCTGGAGTTGAAGATTTAATAGCTTCAATACCCATAATTTTTAGTTTAGGTGTTTTGTATCTTACACCTTCGTTATCATGAACATTTAAAATGTATCGTTTTTTAGCTGTCCATAATCCACGATCTGCAATGGCCTCTCGTTTCATTACCATACGATTTGATACACCGCCTAAAATGCCATATAGTTTATCGTACGATTTTTCTAGTACTGGCTCTAGATCTTTTTCGCAAACTTTATCCAAGAAATCAATAGGATTTGGTGGATTAATTACTTTAACTAAATCATCTAGGCATACATACAAACTGTCTGTGTCGATTGCAAGTACATAATCTTTATAGGTCTTCCCGTTTCGCAAGATACGATTAAGGTGTCGATTGATGGCATATTCAGCCCATCGTATAGTAAGCTGGCCGGTAAGTGTGATAGCTTCTGCGATTCTTTGGTCGAAGAATCTGAAGTATCTGTTACCCATAGCACCATAGAGAGAATTAAGAAGGATTTTAATAGCCATCTGCCGGTTTTCGCTGATGGATATATCCCTTTCAATCTGGTATAGTTTTTGTTTATCTTCTTTGTCGACATTTTGTAATTCCTTTTGTGCGTTAATCATTTGTTTCTTAATACCAACTCTTTCATTGTACATTTCATCAATGATCATTGGAACTATAGCTGGACGATTAGTATTAAAATATTGGCCACTAGCTGATAAAGCTTTGCCATTGTTATTTAAAGTCTGTGAATCTGTAAGCACTTCTTCAATATCAACTTTTGTAACCTCTCCATCTGCAATAGTTTCAGGTGACATGTTATATTGCATAATGATTGAAGGATACAGTGAGTTGAGATCAAAGCTTACTACGTTATCGTGAATTCCTACATGTGGATCTTTAACGTATCCGCCAGGATAATTTGATTTAGTTTTATCTTCTGAAAAGGGTACTACAATTTTGTTTTCATGCAACTTGCGGTATATAATAGTATCCCATATAGCAGTTGTACCAAAAGTGTCTTGATAATTTACACCACCTTTATAAGCAATAGTCATCGCCAGAGTGATTAATCCCATTTTGTCTTCTAATCTATCTACCAACTCTACGTCTTTAATATTATAATCAATAAACTTTTGATGATCATTCATATATAAAGAGAATAGTGAACCATGTTCTTCGTAACTTAATTTGTTTTCTCCAAGTACTACATGAGCAATATGATCAAGACGATACGATTCTTGTGCACCGTAAGTGTAACCAAATTTTATAAAGAGTTCCATATAATCCAGCATTGAAATGCCTTTAATTTCGTATGCTGTTTGAGAACGACCTTGTTTAGTAATTTCTCTACGTTCAATCATTCCCCACGGACTTAGCCTTTTAACATATGCATCACCAAGTAAACGATGTATTCGATTAACTAGATATGGCATATCAAAGAATCTTGTATTCCATCCAGTAATAACATCAGGACAATGCGAAGGTAATGACCAATGAGTTACAAAGTCAATAAGTAAATCAGCTTCTGTAGCACACTTTTTGTAAATAACTCGATTTGTTTTCATTAGAGAGTTTTCTACGTTGTAATCACCTAAACCCCAAACATAATATGTGTTATCAATATTGTTTTTAATTGTAATAGCTGTAACTACATTATCAGCACGATCAGGCTCTGGGAAACCATCATCTGATTGAACCTCGATGTCGATAGTAGTAACATTAATTAGATTACGATTAAACTCAATGTGTCCAGGATATTCATCATTAATAAAGGCAGATATGTAACGAGTGTTACCATAGATATCTCTACCTGCTACGTGTTTGTTTTGATTTACCCATTCATTAGCATCTCTCATAGAATCAAAATGTACTTCTCCAACTGGAGTATCATCTAGTGCTTTCCAATTGGTAGGTCGATTTGTTGAAACGTAAAGAGTGGGTTTGTATTTAATTTTTTGTTGGATTCTTTTACCATTGTCGTAACCACGATATAATAGCATATTGCCATATCGCGAAACGTTAGTGTAGAATTTCATCATATAAGTATCACCTTTTAATAGTAGTATTATACCATAGTTTTATCATAATGTACAGTGTTTTTCATAAGGTTTGGGGGAAGTTTCCCTCCCCCGCATGATTTGTCAATTTGGTCTTAAAAATTATTTAATTGCATCCACATGATTAAAGGTGCTAATCCTAAAATTAGTCCAGTAATAGTTAATGCAAACAAAGTAGTTCTTAAGGCCTCGGCAACGTCTTCATACTTATCCATAAAATGGACTATATGTTTCATGTTGTTTCTCCAGTAAATATTTAATTTATACCTACTGAGTTTCGCTGCTCACCGGATTTATTCTTGAATAAATTCCTTCTTCTTTGATGCCCCAGCAGACCCTAATTTGATCTTCCTAGGACGCCTCTCTTCTGGAACTTCAACTCTGGCGTTAACCACGAGTATTCCGTTCACTAGATTGGCACCGTCAATTACAACAAATTCAGAGAGTCGGAAGGACTTCTCAAACTTGCGGGACGATATACCTTTATGTGCGTATTCACGTTCATCCTTCGAATTATGGCCTCTTATAATTAAGATACCATCCTTTACTTCCACCTCAATATCCTCTTCTGAGAATCCCGCAACTGCAAGTTCAATAATGAAATTTTCATCATCGACCTTAACTACGTTATGGGGTGGATAATTGTCCTGACTTCTTCCAGCACTGTGGATTCTTTCATC